GTTCAGAGAAATAGAACTGAATCGTTCAGATTCGACCGGGGATACCGGAGAAGTGGGAACGGGGCCAATATCCTTCGGAAGGCTGTTCTTCATATCCATCAAGGAGATGAGAGACAGTTTCGAAGTAACTTGGGAATCTTTGCACATCGATGGCGGTCTGTCCAGGGAGGTAGTCCTGTACAAATCGAACGCCAGATGGCAAGCCAGCAGGGTCAGGCTTGACTCCGAGTTTAGTCAGATATCGGTGAATGTTCTCACAGGTCTGATAAACCAGGGGGTCAGAGCCGCAGTTGGCATATGCTATGCCGACGGCTCGGGCCATGAGTGCTTGGTATGTTATGGCTCTTTCGGGGTGTCGAAGTTGGGCGAGGAGCTCAATTCGGTTGCGGTATGGAATTCCGCCGCGATTGCGGTATCGGAGTACTTCCATTCCTTCTAGGGTGTCGGAGACTTCCGTCTTCTTTTCATTGACGACAGCTCCAAAATAGTAACTTGCATAGTGCTTTAGCATGGTGATGAACCAGTGAGCTACCATGAGAAAAGAGCAGACGATAGCGATAATTGAATCGTCGCCTTGAACTTTTGCTGTTACAGTGTTTAGATCAAATCCCATTTTGGATAAGATCGTGAAGATCATAACGAGGTTGTAGATGGAATCAAGTAGTTGAGTCTGGAAATATCCAGAGAAGATGCCGGAATGTCGGAATCTAATGAGAGTTCCATCAGGTAACATAAGAGGGGTGGTGAGGATTGAGTCACACATCCAGGTCCAGAGATTTTCGAGACGTAACGAATCGGTGTCTTCTGTGTTTGGGTAGTCATTAGTTGGATGATATCCGTGTTCGAAATCGAACATTGGTCTCATAATACATGAGTGAATATCACGAATGACGGTGTGTCGCGCGTAGCGATCAAAACCACTCCAGTCCACGGTTGCAACCATTCCGAAGTTTGAATACTTCTGGAGACAGTTGACTAGTCGATGCCAGCCACCTGTTAAGGTTACAAAAGGCCAGAGCATTGGGGACCGCTCTTTTAGGGAGAGGAGCCATGCTTGTATGGGCCAGATAAACATCAGTTCAGCCATAAGGCTGGTCGAGGGTGCGCCGAATACTAATCGAACTTTGTCTGGGTCGTCGGATTTGACGATATGTTGTCTAGCGAAGGCGGTGTGCCAATAGCGTAGGTCGTGTCCAGAGTCGTTAGTTTTGCGACCATCTTTGATGATGTGGATATGTTTTCGGTTAATGTAGAACATTTCATTGTATAAATTGCGCTTGGACATGCGAGCGTCTATCATTGGAGGGTCAAGACTTTGTCCGCGGTGAGCTTCAGCAAACAGATCTCTATGATAGTGTTTGAGGAAAGTACTTTCATCGAAGCCTTTTTCGTAGCCGTGAAATTTGTCAACAACATAAGAGTTCCATTCTTTGCTTGTAGCGAAGGGGGCTCCAATACTGGTAGACAGTTTCCAGGGATAGTGTCGGAGGTCAGCGAAATGGACGGGGCGTAAGGGAACGTCGGGTGTGAAGATAACTCGAACTGCGTTGATTGCATTCCAGTAGTGTTCATCCTTTGGTACGGGATGTTCTTCAGAATTTAGTTTGTCGATGTCCTTCTTTAGTGCGTCTTCATTCCATGGTGATCTGCGATAGCCGTGAATGATTTCCTCTACTTCATGAGTAGGTAGGTAAAGTCGTAGTGCGTGGTCAACAACGTGGTGATAAGCTTCAATAACATGATTGTCTTGAATATTGCCACTTATAGCTTTTGCTAAGCTAGGTTTGTTGCCGATGATGAGGTTGTTCAACATTGTGTTGGTGTAGATTGTTCTGCAGGGATTGTTACTCTTTAGTTTTGCGAAACCGAGGAAAATCGG